ATTGATCCTAACTACAAAGAAGGAAGAAGACCAGTCAGACTTAATAGAAGTCAGTATTATAAGGAGATACCTGACACAGTTGAAAATAGAGACAATCAATTAAAAACTTTAATAGAGATTCTTTATGAAACACCTGTTACTCAAATTTACGTTGATGACTGTGAAGCAGATGATGTAATTTCTTATCTTGTCAAAACAAAAAAGTGTGCACAACAAAGCATAATCATAACGTCAGACAAAGACTATTATCAGCTTGTAGACGAAACAACAAAAATATGGTCACCTAACAAGAAACAATTGATTGATGAAAAATATATATTAGAAAAATGGAACGTGCCTGCTTCGAACTTTTGTCTCGTTAGATGCTTTGCAGGAGATGTAAGTGACGGCATAAAAGGTGTAAAGGGAGCAGGTATCAAAACAATGGTCAAACGATTTCCAGAATTGATCCAGTTAAAAGAGTCTTCAATAAATGATATAATTAGTGAGGCTAAAAATAAAGTTAATTCTGGGTGTAAAATAAGAATCTTTGATGATATAATTAATTATGAATCACAGCTACAAAAAAATTGGAAGCTAATGTATTTGGACTCTGCAATGCTAAGTGCAAGTCAAATCAAAAAAATCAATCATCAATTTGATAATAAAGAACACATAATAAATAAAATGAACCTTATCAAAATTATGAATCGTGAAGGTCTAAATTTTTTTAATATACATACATTTTTAATTTCACTCAACTCTTGTTTAAGGAATAATCTTTAATGAGTCAAAAAAACTTTTCTAAATTTGGTAAAGCTTTTCAAGAAAAAGTTTTCCAAAGCATGTTAACAGACACGACGTGGTCTGCACAAATGATCGAGGTTGTTGAACCAGAATACTTTGATCTTAAATATCTTTCTTATCTTTGCGAAAAGTACTTCTCTTACTATAACAAATATAAGACTTTTCCTACTCTTACAATTTTAATTACAATCATCAAAGAAGATCTTTCAAAAACAAAAGAGTCTGTCCTTAGAGATCAAATTATAGAGTATCTTCACAGGATGAAGACTAATCCTGACATTGGTGATTTACAATACGTAAAAGAAAAATCTTTAGAGTTTTGCAAAAAGCAAGCCTTTAGAGAGGCTCTAGAGCAAAGTGTTGAACTAATACAAACTGAAAAGTATGAGTCTGTCATCAAAATAATGAAAGAAGCCATTTCAGTTGGTATGCCTAATACAACAGGGCACGACTTTTTTGATGATATCGAGGCAAGATTTGTACAAATTAATAGGCAAGTATGCCCAACTGGTTTAGATCGTATTGACGCGCAAGATATTCTAAGAGGAGGCTTGGGGCGAGGCGAGCTAGGTGTCATTGCAGCAAACACAGGTGTAGGTAAGTCACACTTCTTAGTAGCAATGGGTTGTGCTGCAATGCTTGCAGGTAAAAACGTAATTCATTATACGTTTGAGTTATCTGAACATGATACAGGAAAGAGATATGATTCAAACTTATGTGATATTCCAAGCAATGAAATCATTGAGAGAAAAAAAGAGGTAATTGATAAATATCGTCAAATGGATTTAGGTAAGCTAATCATAAAAGAATATCCAACAGGCTCAGCCTCAGTCATGACGTTACGAAATCATATTGAAAAACTAACTCTTAAAGGCTTCAAGCCAAGCCTAGTTACAGTTGACTACGCTGATGTAATGAAATCATCACGTGCCTATGACTCATTACGTCATGAATTAAAGTTAATCTATACAGAGCTAAGAAACTTAGCTGTTGAGCTAAGCATTCCTATTTGGACAGCTTCACAAGCAAACAAGGATTCTTCAAAGTCTGATGTTGTGGGTCTAGAAAATCTTGGCGAGTCATACGGTAAGGCACAAGTCGCTGATGTCGTACTTTCAATTAGCAGAAAGCCTATGGAAAAGTCCGAAGGGACTGGCAGGATATTCGTTGCTAAGAATCGAGCAGGCCGCGATGGTTTGTTATTCCCAATCAATATTGATACTGCAAAATCAAAGTTTCAAATTCTAGATGAAACTTCAATGACATTAAATGAAGCAGTTACACAAGACAACAGCTCAATGAAAGAAAAGCTGCGTGAAAAATGGAAAGAGGTAAATAAAAAAGATGACTAATATTCTTGTTTTAGATTCGTTAAAGAATGTTCTTGATAGTAAAAACATTGATATAAAAGAATACACTCCTGCATATAATGGAGAGAGCGCCGGATTAGATTTATACAATTGCGGAAAAACTATTAGTGTACTCCCAGGCTCGTATAATGACACAACATTTGTTTCAAACTATGAAAACTATAAATTTAAGACACTCATTCCTACTGGGATAAAAATTGACGTGCCGATTGGTTATGTTGCTTTAATCCAAGAAAGAGGATCAGTTACCAAAACCCCTTTAAAGGCCAGGGCGGGTGTTATTGATGCAGGTTATACAGGCGAAGTTTTTGTTAATTGCGTTAACATTGGAAATCAAGACTTCGTCATAGAAAAAGGATCTAAGTTGCCTTTTCAAATAGTTGTGATTAAGTGTGACAACCAGTTCAACGTCGTCACATCAGAAGAATATGTAAGTCTTACAGAAGGTGCAAAGAGAAAAGACGGATCCGTCGGCAGTTCAGATTAAAGGGAAAAAAATGATTAAAGAATGCTACAGTATTAATATTGATTTAAGTAGAGATGACAAGCTAACAGAGTTCTCTAAGAATCTATTGAGAGACTACTATATGTTAGACAGTGAAGACTCTCCTCAGGAAAGCTTCGCTCGAGCAGCTGTAGCATTTTCAACTGATGACTCTAGCAAAATTGGTGTAGAAGGTCTAGCGCTAGCACAAAGAATATATGACTATGCATCTCAAGGTTGGTTTATGTATAGTTCTCCTATTTTATCTAATGCACCAAGTTTAAATAAGACGTCTTTAGGTTTACCGATATCATGCTTTTTAACTTATGTAGATGATTCGCTAGAAGGACTTATTTCTCACACAGATGAGTTGAGATGGATGTCTGTAAAGGGCGGCGGTGTAGGTGGTCACTGGTCTTCTATTCGTTCGAACAGTTCTCTTGCACCAGGACCTATTCCTTTTCTTAAAACAGTTGATTCTGATATGACAGCATATCGTCAAGGAAAGACAAGAAAAGGATCATATGCAGCTTACATGGATGTATCACACCCAGATATTCTTGAATTCTTAAACTTAAGAGTACCAACAGGCGGCGACGTCAATAGAAAATGTTTCAACTTGAACAATGCAGTAAACATTTCAGACGAATTTATGAATGCTGTAATTAATAACGAAAACTGGAACCTTGTCGACCCTGATGACGGCACGACTAGAGATACAATACAAGCTAGACAGCTATGGCAAAGAATTATTCAAGTAAGGTTTAGAACAGGCGAACCTTATATTACATTTATTGATGAAGCAAATAGACATCTACCGCAGTTTCAAAAAGATATAGGACTTAAAATTAATGGATCTAATCTTTGTAACGAGATTGTTTTAGCTACTTCAAAAGAAAGAAGTGCAGTTTGCTGTCTAAGCTCTTTAAATATAGAAAAATACGACGAATGGAAAGATACTCAAATTGTTGAAGACTTGATAGAGTATCTGGATAATGTAATTTCTTACTTTATAGAAAATGCTCCATCAAGTCTTTCCAGGGCAATTAAGTCTGCTAGAAGCGAAAGAAGTCTAGGTTTAGGCGCGATGGGATTTCATGCATACCTTCAATCAAAAAATGTTCCGTTTGAGTCTGGTATAGCTATTGGCTTAAATAAGGATATATTTAAAAATATAAAAGAAAAAGCAAAGAAGCGCACAGTAGAATTAGCAAAGTCTAAAGGAGAATGTCCAGACGGGATTGGCTTTGGCGTAAGAAACTCACACCTTTTAGCTATTGCACCAAATGCAAACTCTTCTATTATTGCATGCACATCGCCTTCAATAGAACCTAGGAAAAGCAATGCGTATACACATCGTACAAGAGTTGGATCTTATCTTGTAAAGAATCCTCAATTAGAAAATGTACTCTTAGAGTATAGTATCAACAAAAGCAAAGATCAACAGCAAAAATGGATTGATGAGCAATGGACATCAATTATACTAAACGAAGGTTCTGTGCAACATTTATCATACCTCTCAGACTGGCATAAAGAAGTATTTAAGACTGCATTTGAG